ATAATATTCGTGCTAATGCAGGTTCTGGAAAGAAACCTACAAAAGAAATGTTAGCACAAGAAAAAAAGATTAAAAATCAAATGAGTCATGGTGGTAAGATGAGTAGTTTTAAAGCTTCTAATATTCAAACTTACGCTGAAGGGGGTCCTATTGAGGATCTTATGGAAAAATTTTATAAGAAAAATCCAACAGCTAATGTTTATGCTAGTCCCTTTTATACTAATGCATTAGTAGGAAACTTTAAGCCTGGTTATATTGCAGGTATTGAGACAGATTCTGGTTTAGGCAAAAAGGCTCCAGGATTTTATGCTAGTGCCTATGCAGGGCAACAGTATAATCCAAGTATACCATTTAATACTACATTAAGTCCTGAAGAACAGGCTTATCAGAATAGTATCACAAATATTACTAATAACAAAGATGCTTTACTCGGAGGAGCTCCTAATGCTCAAAATATTATAGCAGGAGGTAAAATAGGTTGGCAAGGTAAAGTTGTTAAAGGAGGACAAGAAGTTGGAGGCGGCGCTATTTTTGAAAGCGCTATGCCACGTATTGAATTTGGTGGAGAGTATGCTCCGTCAACAGGTTTAGGATTGCATGGAGAAGTAGGAAGTGTATTTCCTTTTGGAAATCCTTATCGAAATGGTTTAGTAAAAGCAGGTAGACCATCAGGCATTATCGAACCTTATACAGGTTTTACTTTAAATTCAACAAAAGGAGCAAAACTTGGTTGGGGAATTCGTGCTGAAGGAGAATATAGACCTAAAGCATTTAAGGATTTTCCTATGTCTTTTTATGGTAAAGCTGCTTTAACAGGTGGGTTTGGGGCTGCATCTAAAAATGCTGCTAATATTTCTAATACTATAGGACAAGACCCTAACTATGATCCTAATCAAAACAGCAATAATAGTACTAATACTACAGGTGCGGGACCTATGGATAAAACATTAGGAACTATGTTTCGCCCTCATGTTTCGGGTGAAGTAGGAATTAGATTTCCCTTACAACAAATAGAGACTCCTCATATTAATATGCCAGACATTAATATGTCGCCTCTTACTTCATTCTTAGGAAGAGCAGATAAAGGCGGCGAAGAAAATTTACAAATACAAGGAGGAGATCCTTATGGAGATTTTGGTCCTAAAGTAAATGCTAGCCCAATAGATAAACGTTGGAATAAAAACGCAGAAGATATTTATGTACCATCAACAAAATCAGGTTCTAATGTAGAACCTATTATATATGACCCTAACGATCCAGAAGGATTGGGAGAAAATAATTTTAAACAAGGAGGCGCTATGAACTTTAAATCACCAGCCGCATACAAAGCATGGTTAGCATATGGACATGCTACAGGAGAATTTGAAAGAACACCAGGTAACCAAAAGGTTAGTATTGGTGGTAAAGCACATAATGTTAAACATGCTATGGGAGGCCATATGTACTCCATGGGAGGTCGAGCGTTTGCTGATGGCGGACAACTTACTGAATTTAATGAAGGAGGTTCCCATGAAATAAATCCGCTAGGAGGCATTCCACAAGGATTTGCACAAGATGGTAAATTAAATCTTGTAGAACAAGGTGAAACTAAACTTAATGCAGCAGATTATATTTTTTCAGATGAGATTAAAGTATCTAAAGAAACTGCTACTCTATACGATTTGCCTAAAGGAGATATAGGAAAAACATTTGCTGATATTTCTAAGAAATTAAATCGTCCAAATTCTCGTCGTGAAAATGATACTATTGAACAAGTTGCTATTCAACGTGATTTAGAAAACTTAATGCAAGCGCAAGAGCAGCAAAAAGAGTCTGAAAAACAAGCAGCTGTTGCAGAAATGCAATCTAAGTATCCTGATTTACAAATAGTAGATCAAGCAGCTATGGCGGACCAACAAGCAATGGCAGACGAGATGGCAATGCAGCAGCAACAACAAATGGCTCCTCCAGCAGGAATGCCACAAGAAATAGACCCAGCAATGATGCAACAAATGCAACAACAAGGTATAATGAGCATGGGGGGTAAGATGTATAACATGGGCGGTCATATGTACGGTGCAGGTGGAGGCATGATGGCCCTACGTGGTATCGGTTCTGCGCTTTATGGTATCGGAGAAGGTGTACTAGATGCAGCTACTTTTGGTACTACTGACAATCTTACAGACAAAGGATACGAAAAACTATCTCAAATAGGAGATGTTGATGAACGTCAGGCAGGTCGTCTAGATGCTGCAAGAGGTTTTGGTAATGCAGCAGGTGCTCTTGGTTCTGCAGTACTAACGGGTGGTGCTACTACTAAATCAGCTATTAGTGAAGGTGTAGAAGGTTTAGCTAGCGGAGTTGCTGCTTTGCCAGGTACAGGAGAAAAAACAGATAAAGTAGCACAAGGTGTAGGACAATTAGGTTCAATGTACGGTACATTCTTTGGTGGTTCTCCAGATAAAAAAGTAATCCCAGAAGGAGCTCTTGAAGGAAGTAAAGCTGCTGCTAAATTAATGAACGCTCCTCAAAACCCATTTATTACTAAAGCGATGAATGTCGCAGGAAATTTCATGGCACAGGGAGGCTATTTAGGAGCACCTACTACTGGTATGTTTACTAATCAGTTTGCAGAAGGAAGTTCTTTAGATCCTATTACTGGACCAAAAGCTACATTTAATATTCAAGGAGTTCCCGTTAGTCTTACAATTGAGGAAGCATTAAATAATCCTATAATCCTTCAAAGTTTTATGCCAGAAGGAGCTGATGCAGATGGAGATGGAAAGTTTGACAGTCAAGATATTGAAATGGCAAAAGCAGCTTTAGAAGAACATTATGCTAGTTTAAGTAACCCTATTGATGTATCTACTACTGAAGTTGTTGCTGAAGAAGGAGATGATACTGATTTATTAGAAGTAGAAAAACTTGCACAAGAAGACGAAGCTATTATGAATGCTGCTGCAAGTAATGGTCTAGTAAAACCTGAAGGAATGAGTGATGATGAGTGGGCATCTGAATTACGAAAAATGCTCACTAAAATGGATAAAAAAACAGGTTTAGAATCTATAGAACAAAATCCTATTTTAGCGGGAGTTTCTGCATTACCTGCACTTTATAATATTGGTCGTGGTCTTTTTGGTAAAGTAAATCAATTAGATGTTAGCGACTATCAGTCTCGTGCTAAAATTTCTCCTTATGAAATGAACGTAGATCCGCAATTAGCAGCAGTCCGCAGTGCTTATGGTACTGCAATGCAAGCTGCTAAAAATGCAGCACCTGGTGCAGGAAGTTACTTAGCTACATTAGGCAACATGGCTAATATGCGTCAACAAGCTATTCGTGATATTTATGCACAAAAAGAAAACTTTGACAAGGCTCAAAAAATGGAAGCAGATAAATTTAATGCTCAAGTAGAGTCTAATAATATGACACAAGATTTAGCTATTCAACAGTATAATGATCAAGCTTTATCTGCTAGACAAAATATGTTAGCTGCAGGTTTAACACAAGCTAGTGAAATTGCTCAAGGATTATCTAGCACAGATTTACAAGAAAAATATTTGCAAACAATAGCTCCTGACTATGCAGGTAATTTTAGATATATAAGTATTGCAGATAAACTAAATGCAGCAGCTGCAGCACGTAGAGCAAATAAAGGTAAAAATTCATAATCATGGCAATTACTCCGTATAGTACTCCTACTCAATTTCAATATAAGCCTTTAAATTTAATGGCATTTGCAGAGCCATTAATGAAAATGCAGGAAAAATATGACTTAACAAAAGCTGCTATTGAAGAAGCTGATGTTAAAGCAACGTCATTAGAATTTCCTTATGAAAAGGAAAAGGCAAAAGCTTTAGAACAATTATATAGAACTAAACGAGATGAGTTAGTAACTAACTTAATGGAAAGTAAAAACTATACACAAGCTGCTAGTAAACTTAAACAGCTTAATAGATTATGGTTAGAAGATCCAGAACGTATTGCACTAGAAACAAATTATAAAACTTTTACAGAACGGGATAAAGAAGAAGTTGCTCGTGTAGCAAAAGGAGATATTACTAAGCAGCAATATTTGCAATGGAGAACCGACGAGCTTCGAAAATTTGAAAATGTAGGAGGTACTGCTTATAAAAGAGATGCAGAAAATCCTACAGGAACTTATAATCCTATTACTGGTAAAGTAGGAAGAATCACAGATATGCAAAAAGACTTTGACGATACTAAATATAAAGTCGCTAGTGCAATGAAAGCTAAAGAATGGGATGGAGCTTTAAGAACTTTAGGCATTGAACCTACTTCTCAAAAAGCTCAATTTGTTAAAAGTTCTTTTGAGCAATTAAAACCTGAAGAAATAGATCAAGCAGTAGAAGCTTATATGATGAGTCTTGATAGATTTAAGCCATGGCTTCAAGAAAATGCTGCTTATAACTTTAAAGATTATTTATATGCTAAAGATGAAGGCGCTTCTTTCTACAACTTAGCAAATAATTTAATTGATAAAAATTTATCAGCTAATGAAAGATTAATTAAAAAAGCTGAAGCAGATAAAAAAACTGATACAGAAGAATACCAAAAACTATTAGAAACTAAACAGCTTTTATTAGACCAAAAGAATAACCCTAATCCAGATATTATTCAAGCTTTATATACAAGAGATTACATGGCTAATCAATATGATGCTGCTGAGTTAGGTCAAATTTTTAAAGTAAATAATATAAGCACTGATTATTCTTTCCAAGCAATACCAACTAGTGGATCAGGTTCAGGAAAAGATTTTACATTAGAAGGTACAGTAGGTAGAACTACTCCTACTACTAAAGAATTAGTAAGTGTAGACTTAGAACAAAATAGATATTTAGCAACTAAAAGCTTAGTACCAAATATTACAAAAATTAATAATATCGCTGGAGGAAATATGAGAGCTCTTTCAATGGGAGCTAAAGGTTCTGAATTGCGTAAAAATATGGAAGCTAACCCAGCAATGGCTGTTGCACGTCAGCAACAAATTTTTGCTATCTTCCAACAATCTAAAGATGCTACTGATTTCCACAGAAAATTATATAATGCAGGATTAGCTACTGGCATTAAACAAAGTACTTCTGCATCTGTATTTAATGAGTTAAGCAATACTAAAACTGCTCAAATGGTAGGCACAACTCTCGAAGGAATGCAAGAAAACTATAATCGTTTTAGAGATGCTGACGATCAAATTAAACAAATTGCTGGCAGTGTTACTTCATTAAAAGGATTTAAAGAAGAAATACAAACATTAGGAAAAGAAAAAACTTTAACTGATGTAGGTACTGTAGAAAAGTTAGCAAAAAGTTGGGGAACAACAGTAGAAAAATTAATTGAAAGTGGAGTAGTAGAATATACTCCTTCTCGTTCAGCTAAAGAAACTTACATGCCTGCAGAATACAGGCTGTCAGCTAATAATATTGCAAAAGCTTATGGCTTTAAAAGTCTAACAGAAGCTGTAGAAAACGGGTTTGATTTTTCGAGAGCAGGTTCTAAAGAATTAGGTGGTACAATTAACTTAGCTAAAGATAAAGCATATAAAGAAAATTTCTCAGGAAATGAAATGGGTTCCCGTATTGTAGGAGATAAAGTTGTAGATGCTGCACTAGGACAAGAATTATTAAATGCTAGTGAACTAACTAGATTTGCTCCTTTAACAGGAAGAGGTTGGGCAAATGTTCCAGGATTTGATGAAGAAGGAAGAATGGCAGGAGGTACTAAATTAGCAGAAGGTAAAACTCCTAAAATTGGTATGCGTGGTAATGTAGTATTTATGGAGATACCTTATACTTATAAAGATGAAGATGGGGACACACGCTCTAATACTGTTGAAGTAATGGCTAAACCTGGACAAGAAGCATTATTTGAGAAAATTTTACGTAGAACTGCTCAAATGAACTATCAACTAAAAGATTCTGATCCATTGGCAAATCAAACATTTCAAACAACTGCAGTAGGTCTTTATAATTTAATGACTAGTAGTAGCGTAACAAGACAAAGTGCTGAAGCAGCTGAAGTAAATAATACTAATAGAACTGCAGTACTAGAAACTATTCCAACAGGAGAAACAGGTGTAAATATTAGATTAGTTAAAGAATATGTAGGCAATAACGTCGATCCTATTTATAAAGCTTATGTTATTAGTCCTGCAGGAAAAGTTGATACTGGATTAAAGTCTAGTGATATAAACGGTTTAAAGGTACAGATTGCAGAACAGAGGTACTTAAAGTAATCACAAAATTCTTACTTTTACATAAAAGTTTTTGCTATGCCTAAAAATACAACGCCTCCTATTAATAAACTTCCAGATACTTCAAAACTTGATAGTTTAATACAACAAAGTAAAAATGAAGCTATTAAATCAGGAGTTCTTCCTGATTACGAAAAAGCACAAGAAGAAGCTGGAGGCAGGATAGCAGGGTACAGTGGAGTAGATGCAATGTACAACATTGATTCTCCAGATTTTTATGATGCATATGAAGACTACATAGATCGTAATACATTACGTGGAGGACAGTTTGATACAGATTTTCTTAATACTTTAAGAGCAGAAAACCAATCTAATTGGGAACAAGCAGGAAATGCAATAGGTAGACTTGCTGTAAATATAGTGCCTCAAATTATTGGAGGAGCTGCAGCTATGTTAGATCTTCCTGGGTATTTTAGTGCAGAAGAAGCAGCAACTAATTCTATTGTTAATTGGGCAGATAGTATTAAAGAAAAATCTAGTGAAGCTTTACCTATTTATGAAGAAAATCCTAGTGGTTCAATGCAACTTGGAGACTTTGCATGGTGGATGACACGAGGCGAAGGTCTTGTAGAATCTATTACTGCATTTGCTGCTACAGGTATGGGAGCAGGTAAGTTAGCATCATTAGGAGGTAAAGCATTAGCTCGTGGTTTAGCAGCGACTGTAATGGGGGCAAAAAATGCTAAAACTGTAGGAGGTGTAGTAGGCCAAGTTGGTGCAGCTACTATGATGAACCAAGCAGAAGCTGTTATTGAAGCTACCCAGGTTTATAAAAATACTTACCAAAATTCTAGAGCTAAAGGTAAGAGTGACACAGAAGCAAAAGAAGATGCTGCAAGAGCTGCTGCAACTACAATGAATATTAACCGTGCTAATATTCTTCTAAATCTTACATCTGCAAAAGCATTCTTGACCCCAATGAAATCTACCCGTAACCTTCTTATTGCTCCTACATTAGGAGCTACTTTAGGTAAAGTAGGATTAGAAGCAGGGCAAGAAGCTTTAGAAGAAACTGTTAACCTTGTCGCGCAAAAAGCTGGAGAAGCTAAAGGACGTGGTGAGAAGGATTACATGAAAAAAGGTTTTGAAGCTATTAGTACTATGGAAGGCTTAGAAGCTGCTTTTTTAGGAGCTATAGGTGGAGCAGGACAAACTGCTATTACTTCAGCTTTAAGGTCTAGTAAATATGGCCCAGGTGCTACTCTTGATGAAAATGGTAACAAAATTAGTTATAACGAAAATCTTCGTCAGCAATATCAGAGACAGCAAAAAGTAATTGAAGAACTTAAACAAAACGGAGTTAAAGTTACTGATGCTTTAATGAATATCAACGAGCGCATGCAATTTGAACAAGAATTGTTTGATGCTGCAAATCGTGGAGATGATGCTAAAGTGCAAGAGATTCGAGAAAAACTTTTTGAAAACACTGCATTAAAAGCTTTTCAATCTGGTACTACAGATATCTTAGAAGAGCAACTTAAAGAAGAAATGGCTAAGGATCCTGCAGAAGTAGGTCCTGAATATTTAGCTAATGCTAAAAAAGCTTTAGAAAATTTAAAAGAATTAGAAGAAGTCTATAATAACTTTGAAGAGTATAAAAACGCCGATGAGATTTTTTATAACCGTGCAGCCAAACAAAGATTAGACCGTCAAGCAAATACAACAGGTACTCTTACTAAGAATGCTCAAGTTGCTTACGCACAAAAAGTGCGTGACATTGCTCAGAAGTATAAGTTTACGGAAGAGTACGATCAGATTGATAAAGTAGAAGGTGTTGAGGTAAAACGTACTCCAAAAAAGAAAGAAGTTCCTCTTAACTATGTACTTAGCGATATTGAAAATAATCAAGGAGATACTAAAGAGAACCAAAAAACTTACAACAAGTTTTTAAAAGAAGTCAAAAATACTCCTGAATACGAGCAGTATGAAGGTTATCAAGGGCAGGAAGAGCTATTAAATAAATTAATAGAAAGCAATCAAGAAGAGTTTACTACACTTACTAGTAGAAAATATCAACAAGAATATGAAGCTAAACAAGCTAAAAAAGAATTACTTAAAACTCTTAATGCTGAATTAGTTAACGCACAAACTATTCCTGATGTAGAAAAATTAATGGATCAAACTGACGATGAGCAGTTTAGACAACTTGCAGAAGCAAAGATTGATACTATCAAACAAAGTAATGCGGCAGCTGCAAAAAGAAAGCAAGTCGAACTTACAATGCAACAGTTGCGTTCTAAAATTAATGCTTCTACAGATGCAAACTATGATGAAATCCAAAAAGCAATAGATGATGCAGAAATAAGTCAAAATAAAAAAGATCAACTTCGCATGGAGTATTCTGATCATTTAGAGCGCTTAAAGAATCCTACTGCTCCTCCTAAGAATCCACTTGATCAATTTCAACAAGGTAATGAAACTGAAGAACAAGAAACAAAAGATGCTAACGATCAGAACAACAAAGACACTGAAACAGAGCTTCCTGATGGATTACCTGACCCAAAAAATGAAGCAGACCAAGCTTCTAAGCGCACTACTAATGCTGCAGAATCTCTTAATCAAAACGACAAGACTTATTTAATAGGCCAAGACGTCAATGGTAATTTAATTTATAGCTACGATAGAGCTGCAGAAGGACATAATCGTGCAGCATTTTTATCAAGAGATTTTAATCAAACTGCAGAAATACTTACTGTAAATCGTGAAGAGTTTACTGATCAACTCGAAGATAATCAATTAGTACTAGACCCTGATGCATTGCAGCCAGGTACTAAACTAATTATGACTATAGATACTGAGTATGAAGGAGAGAAATACGATCCTAAAAGTAATACTCGTGAGACAATAGCATGGCCATTACGTTTAGCAGAGTTACGTCAGATTGCTGAAAATCGTAACATTCCATTAAACCAATTGCCAGAGTATATTGCTGAAGTTCCTATTAAAGTTACTCTTGAGTCAGGAGAAACTGTATTTTACGTACACGATAACTCTTGGTACAAGGCGGAAAACTTAGACAATACACAAGAAGCAATTGCTGAAGACCGACAAAAAAATTACTTAATCCGTAAATCTATTGTAGAAAAAGGAACTGTTAAATCTAAAGTAGATTATAAAAGTTTTGGTCGTTTGTTTAAAACTGCAGACGGAAAGTCTTTACCTCTTACAGAAGCAATGCCTGATGATAAGTTAATTATTGCTGTAGGTAAAGACGGTGAATATAAATTTGCAAACTCTAAAGAAAATCTACTAGGCAAAAAAGGAGTAATCATAAATAAAGAAGATACTCAAGCAGGTCGTCCTTATGCTATAGTTAAAGTAGGTCCTGATAAATTTTTAGCTATTCCTTTAGAGCGTACTAAGTTAGCAGCTGAGGTTGTTAACTCTATTGTATTAGCGGTTGAAGCACATCTTACTGGAGATATTAACAATCCTGTAGTTAAAGCTATTGCTGATGCTACAGGTCACGATATCACAGACTCAGTAGGGTTAGCTAACTATGTTAATCAATTTACTTATATTTTTCCTGCTAAAGGGCAATCTATTGAGAATTTATTAATGCAAGGCGGTACTAATAGTGCTCTACCTTCTACTACGCCGTTACTGTCTATTACTAAAACAGGTATAGAATTCGGCCGTCCAGGCATTATGATGAACAAATACGTCCAACAAGATGGTAGTGAAGTCCAACGATATGGCGTAGTAATCTCTAGAAACTTTGAAGGATCAAATTTTGGTAAAAGATTAAATGCAGAAAATCTTACAAAGCTTACTAATGTGTTAGCACAAATGGTAAGTAACGTAAGAATTGAAGCTCTACAAGAAAACACTCCTACTGTAATAGTTTTAAATAGAGAAGGAGAAACAGAGACTCTAAGTTACTTAGATCAAATTAAACGTTCTACTAAGAGTAACGTAATCTCTGCTAACATTGGCACAGAAGATAAGCCTAAATGGGTTTATACTATTCAGCCAACTATTCTTTTTGATACTAAGTTTGCTGGTAAACTACAGACACAAAAGCTTAATGCTAATCAATTGCCTAAGCCTGCGCCTGTTGCTTCTACAGCTACACCGCCAAGTGCTCCGCCAGCAAGTCAACCTGCTGCACCATCTACTGATATAGAAGCTCAAAAAGCTAATATAGAAAGAAAAAGGAAGAATGCTTTAAAAAAATATTATGCACAAGACTTTACAGGTAAGACTAAATCAATTAAAGAATTAGAAAAAGAGTTACAAGATATAAATGCTAAATATGATGCAGAACTAGCTGCTTTAGAACAGCCTGTTGCTACACAACCTACAGCTACTACTACACCACCTGTTGCAGATACTGTTACTGAAAATGCCGAGCAGATTATCTCTCAGATGTTAGAGTCAGTAGCTCCTGAGTCTATTGTTAAAACTTTAGAAGGATATATTCAAAATTTAGGAGACGGTACTTTTTTAAAGACAGACGAAGATGCTGTAGCTAACGGCTTTGAGTCTAAGCAAAATGCTGTAGACAGTTTTAACAAAGCATTAGAATTATATAAAGCCCGTTCAACACAAAACACAGGCAGTATTACTTTACCTAATGGATTAACTATTAAAGTAGATGGTAATACTAAAGACAGCACTGATATTTCAGAAGATACTTTTGATGATGCTTTGGCTACTATTGAGCCCGATCAAGTAGAAACTATTGTTGCTGAAGCTAGGGAACTACTATTAGAAGGCGTTAGCCCACGTACTCAAGAATCTTTGCAATCTTATATTGCTGCAGACATCATGAAAAGAGCCTTAGCTCTTAAAGAAGTTGGTGGCAAGAAAACTTTAGAAACTCTTCCTGTATTTGAAGAACATAAAGAATCTTTAAAACAACTAGCAGATTTTTATAGAAACAATGGTTTTCCTAAAAAAGCTGCAGTACTAGATAAAATTGTCGATCAATTTCCTAAACTACAAAGTTTAGTAAACCAATACATGAGTGTACTTTCTACAGGACGAGTAGACGAAAGTATGGACCTCGATGAAAGTGAAGAAACAGTAGGTCTAGAAAAGACAATTTACTCAGACGACTGGGCGTTTACTATTAACTCAAAAGCTACAGCAAGTGCCGATTTACGTAAGTTCTTTGCATTTGTTGAAGCACGTGATGCTAACGGTGCCGTAATGACTAATGAATTAGGTTTCCCAGAAATCATTCCTTTTGATCAAGTTTACGACACTCTCCATATGTTATTGGCAAATAAACCTGCCGACTTAGATATAATGTTAGATACTTTAGGATTATATACTGAAGCATTCCCATGGTTACAAACTGTTATTGACAACATAGAAAATTCTCCAGAAAGAATTAAAAATGAGTTTGTATCAGATATGGCTAAACATCATATCGGTATGAAGTTTATTATGTGGAATAAAGATCAATATGGTAATTATTCTCTACAACGTTGGTCAAGTAATTCTAGTGCTATGGAAGAGCGCCTCAGAGATTATTGGGGTAGCAATCTTTTAAAACCAGGTAATAATCTTATTTTAGTTAACGAAGCAGGTGATTATATATACAATAAGGAAGTAGTAGATGATATAGTAACTATTGCTTCTGAATGGGAAAAAAATCCTAAAGACGTAACAAATGAAGAATTAGCTAAATGGTTAGGTAATTTTGGTATTGTACTGTCTGATGCTACTTATAAAGATTTACGTGCTGGTAAATACAACAATTCTGGCCGTAAATCTTGGGAAGCACTCTTTAATACTAGTTCTGGGTTAGTAAAAGTACTAAAAGAAGAACTTAAAGCTATTGCTAATAACCCCGATAAAATAGCTGATAAGTCACTGTTAAAAGATTCTGCAATCAAAGCATTATCTAAATTAGAAGCAATTAATACTGCTAGTAATTTTAGTAATTCTTTCCGTGCAGGTACTAAGACTATTTATTCTTACGGTAACAATAATTATCTAGTAAATCGCATGCGCGATCTTACTAGTTACGACAGTGATAATAAAAAGTTTATTAATCAAGACTTAATTGACAAGCTTAAAAAAATCTCATTTACAAGAGATAGCTTATGGTTGGCAGCGCTTACTCAAGATGGAGAAACAGGAGATTTAATGAGAAGTTCTTTAGGTATAGACTATCTATCTCTTGAAGCACTTAAACGTCAGTATACTAAGTCACAAGAAGACCGTAAGCTAAACAAACTTACTGTCGACGAACATGAGTTAGTAAAACTAGGTATGTTCTTTAACGGAAGCAAACAAGTTGCTGACGGTAAGACCTACAGAAAAGTTTCTTATTTCTATCCTACAATGTCGGATAAGACTACGATGTTAGTAGTCAATGCTTTAGCCCAACAAGTAGTTGTGACGCCAGGAGGTGTTACTGATGCTAACTTAGAAAGTCTTTACCAAGCAACAGTACAGCCAGAGATTAACAGAATCCGTGCCGCAGTGTTAGAAGGCAAGTCAGATATTGCAGGATACGAACCTGAATATTTTTATTTCTTCCCAGCATTAAACGATCTAATAGTAGAAGTAAACGGCACTATGCAAAACTACAGAGACCTTGTTCGTTCAGGAAATGATGCTGTAGTTAACCCAGAAGTTAAACAAGCTGTATACGACTACTTACAAGAAACTCTTAACACTCTTGTAGATAAAAAGCTAGAAGACTGGAACAATCTTGGAATTGGACAAACTATAAAAGACGCTAAAGGACGTGTAACTGACAAGTATACTTTCTTAGACTCTGCTTACATGTCCAACATTGCTAAAGGTGTAGGAGAAGCTGCTAGAGTACGTTTTGCTGCTACAGATTATGTATTTAACTCTCTTATTGCTAACAGCGAAATGATGAAGTTGTTTACTGGAGACCCTGCATTATATGCTAAGTTTAAAGATGGTAACACTACTTTAGAAAATCTATCAGCAACTTTTATCAATATGGGTAAACGTCTTGCTGGAGATATTGCACCAGGATTAGAGTTGGCAGATAGTGCTAACAATAAATACTTACAAGTATTCTTACAAGATAAAAAACTTAAAAGTAATAACCTTAAAGATTCTGTACAAAAAGAATTTTTTGAAAAGATTAACAAAGATTACAGTGACGGCAAAAAAGGTTATGGAGAGATAGAAGGATCAGATGCTCAGGAATACACTACTTGGAAAGAACACTTATATGTATTAAACCAATTAGGACGTCTTACTGATTTCCAATACAATACTATTAACAAGAAGCTAACTCAGCAATCTGCAGGTGTTATAAATAACAACACAAAACTTACATATGAAGAACTAGGACTAGTAATGCAGCCTATGAAACCTGTGTATGTGGGTAACATGACAAGTGTAGAAGACAATGCAGACCGCCGTGTATACATTAAATCTTCGAGTTTTCCACTTATTCCACAGTTTACTGCAGGCTTACAAATAGACAAAATCCGACAAGGATTAGAAAAGTACGAAGAAAGTGTATCTAAAGATATCACTGCAGGAGGACAACCTAAATTTATTAGAGCATCTTTTGGTACTGCTAATAAAGTAGGTGCTGTTGCTAGTGAAATTAAGACTTTTGATGACAACGGCAATGTTGTAGATAACTTTGAAGTTAAACCTGAAAACACTTTAGTACTAGATCGTAGCAACTTTAGAATTCAGCAAGATGTACCGTATAAACGAGAAAAAGCTGAAATCAACGTAGGTACCCAAGAACGAGCATTACTATTTGTAGACTTGTTAGATGTTCAAGTAACTAAAGACAAAACAGGTAAAGACCTAGTTAAAGAATATAACAGTGCTTATCAAGATTTATTTGAGTACAATCAGAAAAAACTTGCTAAACGTTTAGGTCTTTACGAAGAAATTACTGAAGACAATGTTCTAGAACAATTTAATGAAGTAGAAGCCGATCCAGAAATGGTTGAGAAGATAGCAGAAAAGATGGATGCTATCTCTAAAATCAAATCGCCGATTAAGAAACAGACTGCTTTACAAGAATTTGAAGATGAAATAGGTGCTGATAACCTAGAAAGAATTAACTTTATAAATCAAAACTTTGATAAAATCGTTGAAGGCTTAGTAGACTCTAAGATTAATTACTTCTTCGACGAGAATGACCAGTTTAAAAATTGTGATTAATGGAAAAGCTACTTACCGATATTGAACAAAAAGAACTCAATAAATTTGGCCGTCTAGAGCTTACTGCTTCTCATACGTATTTGCATTTAGCAAATCGTATGAAGACTAATGGTTACTTTGGCGCTGAAAAATTATTTACTGAAGAGTCTTTAGGAGAACGAGATCATTATAATAAAATCGAAAAGTTCTGCAACGATTTAGGCGGAGAACTTTCTACTGATGCTTTAGATGCTGTGAAGTGTGATTGCACAGATGTTAAAGGTGCTTTAGAGATGGCATACGAAATGGAGCGTGATTTGCTTATGGCATACGAAGAATCTGCTTGCAAAATGGATCTTTCTCTGAAAGTAAGATTGTTACTACAAGACTTTACTACTCATCAAGTAGGAGCAGTAGGTGAGTACATGGATTTACTTGCTCGTTTAGCGCTTACTGATAACATGTTGTTGTTCGATCAAGAACTACTTAATAAATAATTGCTATGGCTTGTCAGTACTTTGTAGGGGGTCGTTGGGTCTCTGAAAATGAATTTAAGGCACTTTTAAATGAAGGCCTTTTAGATACTTTAGTTGCTAACGGTAAGCTGAGTCTTCCAGGATTTAAAAAAGATAGCTCTAAAGTTAAAGTTGCTGACAAAAAAATCATAGAAAGAACTACAATTCCCGCAGTTAAACTTGCTGAGATTCTTGCTCAAGAAATCAAAACTCGCCAAGGATATGCGCCTAACATGTTGTCTGCTTTAGAATTAACAGAAGACAAACAAAACTTTAAAATTCCTTTGTGGGCATCTCCTTATGCAGATAAATTTGAAAGTTTACTTACGTCACTCGTTAGTAATAAAGTAGTTAAACAAAAGTTTACGGGTAATTCTTATGTACTCGGCTCTGAAGAAGGGATTAAAATTAAAGAAGGTGATGCTGCAGCAGGAGATTTAAAGAATTCTGATATCGTATTCACAAATAAATTTGATGCTACTAAAGGGTTACAACCTTTGCGTGTAGATCCTGCAACAGGTAAAATGTTACCTGCTCAAATTATGATTCCATTTAAGTTTCGCAATGAGCGTGGAGAAATCTTGAACATAGAGGAATTTTTAACAAAAGATGGTTTATTAGACACTACTAAAGTTCCTGAAAAACTACTTCAACTATTTGGATTCCGTATTCCTACTCAAAGCCGTAACTCTATGGCTGCTGTAGAAATAGTAGGATTTTTACCAGAAGCAATGGGGGATTTAGTCTTAGCGCCTAGAGATTTTACTAAACAAATGGGGTCCGACTTTGACGTTGATAAATTGTACACATACATGTACAATCATTTTTATCAAAATGGCAAGCTATATACTAACTTTCTATCTGATCCTAAAAAAATAGAAGCGCAAATTAAGATTGCTAAAGAAACTTTAAACGATATACAAGAAAGATTAAAGCTTTCAAAAGAAGAAAATAAAATACTAAGAGATTACATTAAGAATACTATAGACAGTAATGAAGAAAAAGATGATATTGATTCTACTTTGGCGTCGCAAGCTAATGAAATTATCACAAGAAGTTTGGATAAAAAATTTCTAGAGCCTGGTCAAATCGAAACATTAATAGATCGCTTATCGATCTTAAATCGTTCTTATGTAGCAGCTAAACAGAATAAGATCTTAGATATCCATTTAGATGTAATGACTAGTACTAACCCTGAAGTGATTGCTAGTATTATTGCACTTGATGGTTCTGGAGAATTTACAGGTCTAGCTGCAGAAGTAAATAAAATACGTTCCGAGAAGGGTGTAAACCCTACACCTGTTACTATTCTTTCTGATATTTATCAACGTACTAAATACATTAATGCAACAGCAGGTAAAGATGGTGTAGGATCATTTTCTCTTGATTCTACTTTTAATGCTAATGCACAAGGCAAAGATTTAGTTTATCAAAATCTTAATGACGAAGCGTATGTAGAATTATTTGGTACACCAATGAATCCACGTATTCCTACTGCACAAGAGTTAGCAGAAGCTAATATGCCTGTAGCAACATTTGGAGAGTTTGTTTCTAAAGGAGATATGTCTAATCCATATACTCTTAAATCTCAAGCTCTTATTAATAGAGCTAAAGCAGAAAAACGTGAGCTTACTAAAGAAGAAAAAGAGTCTCTTAAATTTAAATCAGCAATTATTCGAGCACTACAGTCTACTGCAGTAGATAACGAAAAAGAGCAGATTCTTGATAAACTAAATATTAACTCAGATACTTTTGGCGCAATACGTGCTATGGTAATGTTTGGGTTTGAAGAAACAGATATAGCAGGGCTTATTACTCAAGACATCATTTGGGAGTACTTAGATCGAATAAAAGCTAATCGATCTACTACTAGTAAATATAATGCTAACTTCCAAGCAGAATTGATGCAGGAGCTTCGTAAAAAATACGACCCTGAAAATAAATTAACAGAAGCTTCTGAAAGTCAAATGTTAGCCTATGAAAAATTAGGTGACATGTCTGGAGAACAACTTTTAGAAAACCTAAAAGAGACTAAATTTAATCCTACTAAATCAACTGACTATAATATAGGACAGTTAATGATTTTAAATAAGTTTTTAAAACTTGATGGAATAGGTGAAGAAATTAAGAAAATACAATCAGCTATTAATACTGCATCTAAAGGCATTCCCAAATCTTTGTTAGAAACTAATACTAAAGTAACTCAGATTGAAAACCTTCCTTTATCTAATGTATTTAATGCAAATAGTCTACTAGGTACAATAGAAAATAAAGAGTTTGTACCAACAACTATTAGTGGATATGCTTCTAAATACGGAACTATGTTTGCTAATAATATTTACGCTCCATATTTTCCGTATAATACAGACGGATTTCAAACAATATTTAAAGAAGTTCTTAAACATATTCCTAGTGGAGATAAAGTAATTGCTAGCAGCACTAAGTTATCCGATGTACAAACAGAAATTTTCCAAGATATTAAATCTTACTTTTATTCTAATGAAGGAAGTAGTTTATTTTTAGGCAATCCAGATGAAGAAAGAGCAAGATTATTTATCGATAAAGAAGGTGAAAACAAAAGTCTTGCTACTATACTACAAGAGTTATCTACTCAACCTTGGTATCAAAACAATCAATTCTTAAATAAACTTACGTTTAACTTTAACAGTAATGGAGATGTTTCAAGAATTAACTTTGAGTCTAGTAATGCTGCTAATTTTGACGAGCGCAGCATTTATGCAGGCTTTGCATATTTGCTTTCTAAAAACGTTCCTCTAGGAAACTTTAACGGTATTGATTATACTACTAGACTTCTTGCACAAGATCTTATTACAGCGGCCTTCTTAGAAGGCGGTATACAAGGTTCTAAACAATACATGCGCTATATTCCTATTGGATACTTAAAAACTTTAGGGTTTGGCAACTATCTGCAAGGAATTCCTTTTGATTTTGAACGTACTTTTGGTGGAATAGTTGACGATTTAGGCAACCCTATTTATAGCATGCCTAGTAGTTTTACTCGTCAATACATTCAAAATAATCCAAACCTTGCTAAAACAATATCTCTTGGCGACTTAAAAGGTAAAGTAAGTACAGTTCCAGAATCATTTGAGTTAGATAAAGAAGCATTAGAAAGAAATTTTGTAAGTGTTGTAGATCCTGTATCTGGAGATATGACTGAGACACAGACGCATTTCTTAACTATCAGAGATGATAATAAGAATAATAAATCTAAGTACGCATTATACGAGTTTGATGAATCTACTCGTAAATACAACCGTATTCCTGTACTACAAGGTACTTATGGTTTTACACAGTATAACTCACAGAATGCTGTAGTTGTTCCTGTTTATCAACCTAAGATTAAAGACAACAAACCAAGCGTAGTTGCTCCAGGTACCACAATCCAAGGTGTTCTTGTTAAACCTACTAAGACATTTGATCCTAATATTGTAAACAATCCTGTACAACAAACTCCACCTAATCAACTAGGTGTAGATACAAACATGTCAGGTAAACGAGCATTTGATGACCTAGTTGATAGACTACTATCCGATCCTACTGTTAGTACTACTAACAAATTACTTTTAGAAAAACTTCATAGTTTAATATTTCCAGAAGGATTTAAATTTGAGTTTGTAAAAGAAGCTGGTGTTCGAGGCAGATATGAATATGCAACTAAGACTTTGTTTATAAATTTAAATCATCAAAATCATAAAACAGTTAACGATCTTGCTAATACTGTAGCACATGAACTAATTCATACTTTTACAGGAGAGGCGATTAGAGATTATCAGGCAGGTAGAATGGATAAACTTACTGCTGAACAAGTAAAGATTATTGATAACCTAAAAGCTTTACAGTTAAGTTATATTAATTATTTAGAAACTCAAGGAAATCGTAATGAGTTAAATGAATTTATAGAAAAATTTAATACTTGGGCAAAAGCAGACCCTGCTACAAGAACTCCTTTTACTACAGATAAAGGTTTAAGTAAATACTACGGTGCTATCAAACTTACAGAGTTTGTTACTATGGCGCTTACTGACCAAGGATTCCAGGCATGGTTAAATAAAGTAAAAGTAGAAGACAAGTCTATGATGGATAAACTCAAAGATTTGTTGTTACAACTCTTAAATTCTTTAGGTATAGATATTAAAGCAGGTACAGCTTTAGCTTCTGCAGTTAAAGAAACTATTGATTTGATCGATTCTACACAAAGAAAATCACTACAAGACGATGTATTTTTTGCGCCTGCTCCAGGAATAAAAGCAACTCTAACAGGATTTGATACTACTACAGAACCTTCTACACAAACACCAAAACTAGATACAAGTAAAATATCTCCAGCTGTTAAGAAAAAGTCTCTACCTTCTGGTTTCCAAGAAAAAGATACATTCACACCTTCACCTGATGATTGGGAAGCATTTAATCGTGCTTTCTCTGATGAATTCCTTGCAACAAGAGAAATGGATGAAGATATGTATGAAAAATATTTGTTAATTTGTGGTAAATAATTTATAATGGCTATAGCTTGTCCCAATAAGAACAGTAAAGAATGGAAAATGTTAGTAAAACAAGTGGGAGAAGACCTTGCCCACAAAGCTTTTGCTTTTAATAATTTTCAAATGCCAGATGTAAAGCCTACAACAGAGATAAAAAAAGCTGTAGGCTTCCAACCAACACTAGAAAACACTGCAGGATTAGCAAGTAAGCTAAGAAATTACAACCAACGTAATAATACATCTCATAGTTTTGAGGCTACACGTGCTTGGGGTAATACTTTCAAGATAGAAATGAAGTATAATTACTTACCAGTAAACAAAGCTCAGCAACAACTAAGAGATCTACGTCGTCAAGAACCGATGGCAGTAGAAAATTTAGTTAACACATATCCAAATGCATCTATCATAGAACAAGTAAGACAGCTAGATTTATTTGAAAGTTCAGATATTATCCCTTCTGCACCTTATCAAATAGAATCTTCTGAAAAAGTTCGAATTAAAAAACTACAATCAGAGTTTATTCGACAAAAAGATTTACTTAAAAAAGCAGATACTGCAGATAAAAAGAAAACCATCACGGGTAATATCATAGAACTTAAACAAGAAATTGATGAAGCAGAAGGACGTATAGTGCGTTCTCAAGGTATTGAAGGATTTGAAGAAGTACTACAATTCGGTGATGTACAGTTAAAAGAAGTAGAAGAGTTGCTTAAAAATCCTGCTGTTAGTGCGGATGATTTGACTTATGCACAGCGTATTGTTAATTTATGGATTAAAGCTGGTGATTTTTCGACACCTGCAGATGAGCATATTATTCTTGATCAGTATGAATTTGATACTCCTGCTATTCGTGAAGAGTTTAGAGGACGTGCCGCTAAAGCAGCTGATTTACAAGCAAGATTAACAGCTCTAGCACGTCAGCAGGTTACTGCTTTTGTGCAAGAGTATTCAGGAAGAAATCTTACACAAGATGAAATTTATAAGCATCTTATTGATGCTAATAAACTTTCTATAGAAACTCTTAATCTTTCTCGTTTAGGAGATCCAATGTTGAGCTCTGCATTTAGTGCAGTTGAACGTGCTAATATTCTAGCACAACAAGAAGCAAATGATATCTTTAAAAAACTAGATGAGCTAACTACTAAGTTTCTTAAAAAGTCAGGTAATAGCTATGATATCTTAAAACAGCGCACTGCAGGAGGTTTAGAAACAGGTCGTTTAGTAGATAGATTTTCTGATGAGTTTTATAAAAAACGTAATGAGTTAATTGATCAAGCATTTAATCGTCGAGATAAAAATACAGGAAAAACTAAAAAAGATTCAGCTTTAATTAAAAATTTCTTTGACTGGAACAGAGCAAACACTATTATGTTTGATCCTCGTATTTTGTTTCCAGATAGTTTACCTGAAGATACACTAGTTCCTGAAGAGTTTGTGTATAATTATAAGACTTTCACAGAAGAGCAAAAAGCGGCTCATATTGCTGATTTAAAAAAGCAACTTGGCGAAAAAGGATATAATTTATTTATCGATCGTGCTAAAAATAAAATTGAAAAGTTCCAACAAGAACGTACTGTAGTTTATGACAGTATTCAAAATAATGCTAATTGGTCTCAAGATGAGAAAGATGTTAAGTTTAAAGAATGGTTAAGAGAAAATTCTCCTTACGCAATGATGGATATGCAAGAAGATCCTTCTTTACGTATTAAACCAGATAATAGTTACTACGCTGTACACGGTCTTAGAGAATATATTATTCAAGTACCTAGAAGATTTGCTGACGGCAAAGAAACAGGATGGTACGATAAAAACTTTGATAAGATTGAAGCAGATGAAGATTTACTAGCTTATCATAATTATATTAGAGATACTCTTAAAAGCTTAAATTACTTACTCCCTCCACAGAAAAAACGTATTATGGGGGTGGGAGTACTTCCTACGCTAGAAAAAACTCTATTAGACCTATTTTCTGAAAAAGGGATGATGGTAGGAATAACTCCTTTATGGGATAAGTTCAAACAACTACAGACTACTACTGACTTTGCTACTAGCATTACTTCTGATATCGACCCACTTACAGGTGATATCGAACAAAGTGTGCAGATACAGTATATTCAAGATACTGATTCTAGAGTTAATGAGCTAGTACGTGAGAAAAGTATTGCATTTAGACAACAAACTGGTAATCCCCCAACAGCTGAAGATCGTAAAAAATTTAAAGAAGAAGCTAGAGATATGCTCTCTAAGGATAAATCTTGGGATATTAGTAAAGTGCTTAAAGCGTATGCTCTTAATATTTTAGCATATAAACATAAAACTAATATTGAGCCCCAGATTAAACTAGTAGAACAGGCATTTAGAGAACGTAAAGAATTACAAACCAACCGTGCGGGACAAGTACAGACTAAAACTATTAATGGGAAACAAGTTCCTGTAACAAAAGAAGGCCTTAAAAATCTAAACGATAGTTTAGATTTCTTTCTTAAAACTTTTTATGGCACTGGTACTCGTAAAGTAGAAGGTGTTACTAAAACTAAGCTTTACACTAAAGAAGAAGAACTTCGTAAAAAAGAGTTAGAAAAACTACTCGCTGAAGAAGAAGATGAAGACGAAAAAACTTTCTTACAAGCACAGATTGATGCATTAGGAGGCTACCGCACTGCTAGTGGTGTTGTAGATACTGCTTTAAAATTTAGCACTTTAAAAGGATTAGGATGGAACTTAACAAGTGGTTTTTCTAACATCGGTTTTGGCTTAATATCTAACTTAATAGAAGGTGCAGATGGTCGATTAATTAATAGTGCTAATCTTCGTAAAGCATACATGCTTACTTTAAATTCTATTGGAAGAAATATGTCTGCTGATATCTTATTTAATGATCCTAATGGAGCTGCTACTAAGATTAGAAGTTTAATGGATGATTGGGATATTCTACAAACTTCAGCTAACGAACTTTACGATAATTCACAAAAGTCTAGCCTTTCTAAACTTAAACGCTTCGGCCCTTATACTATTCAACAACGTTCTGAATACTTGAACCAAGCACCAATTATGATTGCTGTATTAATGGACATGAAAGCTAAAGATCCTGAAGGCAATGAAGTCAGTCTTTGGGAAGCTATGGGTCAAAATGCAAAGTTAAAAGACGGCTATACTACAGATGCTGATATTCCTAAAGTAATTCAAAAAATTAAGCGCATTAGTGAAATGACTCACGGTGATTATAATAATCAACTAAAAGTCAAATCAACTGCGGCAGGACGTGCGTTAAGCCAATTTAGAACATGGATGTTTGAAGGATTTGCCAACAGATTTGAAGGCGAAAAAGTAGACGATATGTTAAGCTATGGTATGGATACTCCATACATTCGCAAAGGTAGATATCGTAGTTATACATTAGGCCAACTTACTACTGCAGGTATAGGCATTGGTACCATGATGCTACCAGGAATCGGTACTGCTATTGGTGCAGGTATAGGTATTATTGCTGGAAAAATAGGAGGCATGCAAACCCAATATTCTGCAGTTGAAGATACATTATACTCTCTCAAACAATTAGCAAGAAAACTAATGTTTATGAAACCTGGGTATGATACTAAGTTTGGAGAAGTTGATGCTGCTAATATGCGAAAAAATATGATGGAACTTCATATTATGTTAGGCCTTATGGGAGTAGCATTATTGTTAAAAGCTGCTATTGACGATGACGACGAAGATCAAATGATGACTAACTTTTTATTAAACCAAACTATTCGTTTACGTACAGATATAGGTTTTTACACTAACCCATTAGAATTTGAAAAATTAACTAAAACAGCTATTCCTATGGCTAGTTTAGTACAAGATTCTTATGAATTAGTATCAGACATTAAAAAGAATTTTGATGATGATAAAGAAAATGACGAATTTCGTTCAGGTCCTTTTAAAGGAGATTCTAAATGGGCAGTGCATGCAGGAGAATTAATTCCTGGACCTGCACAAGCTATTAGAATTTATCGTTCAGGTAGTACAATTTTTGACAAGTAGACGGCAAATTTTTTAGAATGTACTGTTTATAAATAAAAAAGCGGCACTAAGTCCGCTTTTTTTGTTTTGTTATGCCACAATGTAAACATGTATAATTTAAATAATCTTCTCCTACTTTTACTCCCCACAATTTATGCTGACAAGTTAATATTTTAATCAGCTTTACGATTTTCCAATTCTTCCAGTTCTTCATCACTTACTTCTACTACTTTAATTCTACTTAAATCAAATTTGGCTCTTTTTAATTCTGTTATTACAGATAAAATAACTCCATTACTTTCAGAAATTTCTTTAGCTAATATTTCTAAACCTAACATTAAACTCGCTGCTTTTTGTGAGTCTATATTCCAAATAGCTCTATGATTTTTTGAGTGTTCAAGATTTAACATGTTAATAGCTTCACGCACTTTCTGTTTAGACTTACCAGATAAATACACACTTCCTTCTAAATCTAATTGACAATTTAATACTACTTGAAAAGCAGTAAGCATTGTAATGTACTTTATAGCGTCATCAGTAGGGAAGTTCTCCATTTAGTTTGTCTTTAATACTAGCTTCAACAAGGACTAGATAGTTTATTAAATCTCCAATTTTTTCATCTACCATCGCTTCACTAGGAAGTTTACCTAATTCCATGTTGTCAAGGATATCCATAAAAGATATGTAGTGTTTAAGGGCAAAACCCCAAAGTACTTTTTCTCGTATTTGACCAGTAATTCTAGCGCCTACATTAAAATTATGTAATTTATCTCCTTCTGCAGCATATTCTTTGGCTTTATTGCCGAGAGTTTCCTCAATCTTCTTCAACCTCTGTTGAAGTACTTCTTGAAATTCTTGTTCTTTCATATTTTCTATTTTTTTGCCCTTCTGTATAAGCAACTTTTAACAATCCTGCTAAGTGTCCTATCTCTGTTAGCAAATCAGCTTTATGCATAGTTCTATATACTTCTGCATATTCTATATAAGGAATATCATATACACGATCACTGTTAATTAAAATTTCTAATTGTGTTGGTATATCATAAAATTCATCATGCAAAAAAAATCTTGCAGCTTGATAAATAAAATCTTGTTGCGTCATAACTCTAGACGTAATAATTCTTCTTCTATACATAATACTTCTAATTTATCAGGTTCTTGTAATTCTCGAAACCTATCAAGTCTAAATGCAGGTTCCTGTGTTTTATCAATTAACTTAATATAAATAGGAGTATTTACAACTTCTTCTAATAATATACCTGTTACAATATCTTGATTATCTAATATAGCTCTTATAGTGTATTTTACTCCTTTTTTAATCCAATTTTGGTAATGCTGTCCTACATTAAAAAGTTCTCCAGTTTTAATACTATCGTCTATACAAATAACTTGTTGTCCGATCTTCATAAAATTATAATTTACTAACTTGATTAATGTAGACTTCTGCTGCTTTGACAGTACTTAATGTAAAAACCATATCTTCATGGTTTAGTATAAATACCCATACACGAAATTTTACTTTCTTTGCTATTGCAAATTTAGTATAGTAATATCGTTTAATGGGTATTATTTTATACATTATTAAAGCTTTGGTGCTATAAAGTTATGACTTTTTAGTATTTTACCAGTTTCTGCATTATAAGTTATATAAATATCTTTGCGAATGCGCATGTAAGTATCAATACCTTGTTCTTTATATTTATCTCTTGTCTTTAATGCATCTTTTTCAGTATAATCTGCTTTTGACATATTAGATCGATAAATTTCTCTAATAGTAGTTTCTGGATCTACTCCGAATTCCATCATAGCACGTACTACTACCCACAATAAATCACCTAAGCCGTCTTTAACTTCTACAAAGTTTTTATGATCAATAGCTTGTACAGTCTCCATAAACTCTTCATCAATAAGATCCATTGCTAATCTCATTCGATCTACATCAGGAAATCCTTCTGTTTCTTTTATTGGCGCACCAAATACAGAACTCCAATCTTTAACCATTGCTACGATATCTAGTGTAGTATCGCTCTCTTTCGAGTTTTCTTGTGTATTTTTCATAAAATAATCTTTCTTTTTTTGATAAACTTTCCCAAGTATATTCTTTGGGATTTAACATTTCTTTTTCTGTAAAATAGGCAGAATCTTTATGTCCTAAAATTCCTATAGTAAATTTAGTATAAGCTGCTGCAAATGCACTAGAACCTTTAATATAATAATTAGTTACTAAATATTCTAAAATTGATCTATTAATAGCATGCTTTTGATATAAATCTACTTGAATCATACCTGCGATAAAATCGTCATAAATACCATCTAAATCATCTTGAGTAAACTCTGATTTACATCTAGGACTATTAAACCTACCAGGTAATTTGAAAATTATCTCCATTTAATTTACTTATAAGTTTATTTGCTTGTTTAAAATTTGGACAATGCCAATCTCTGTTTTCTTTAACAGCTTTGCTAGGACACTCCCAGCTGTAGACATGTTGATTAGGTAGACTATTGGAATATTTCTTAGCTTCATCTCCCCACAAAAACCAGATTACTCCTGGCTTTTCCCTAACTACTGCTTGTAAAACTGCCTCGTAAAATCTACGCCACTGCACCAGATGTGCACCAGCTTGTTGTGTAGGAACAGTAAAAGCCCTTGGAAGCAATAATACTCCCTGGCTTATCCACTCTTCGGGAAAATGATCAAAAGTAAACACACCGTTGTCTGGGTACTCACGACTTATACATTCAGAAATTTTCATGTAATTAGCATGATGATAAGAGTCTATATACTCATCACTGCGGTCCATAGGAAAGATACTTGAATCTATTCCTGGTTCCGTGTAACTGATTATTAATCTCACATCTGCAAGACTAACTTCTTTAAAATGCTTAAAAACATCTTTGCTGCTAGGATATATGCTCTTAAAAGCTGCTTCCATTGCCAAAAAGTTTAAAAGTCTTTCCATGTACGGACTTTTTAAGATATCTTTTAGGGCTATTGTCCAATCTTCACCTAATTTATCTACCCAATAAGCTTTATTTCGTTGCATTAGAATCTAAAAATAAATGCAAAAATTAAAATAATAGCCAGTATACTTACTATTATCATAGTACCATAAGCACTTAGTTCTTGAATATCTCTGTTTTTATTTTTCATGCTTCTAAATTTAATCCATCATCACTAACTAATCGTCTAAGTTTTGTTCGGCAGTAGTCAGCCATTGCAATCTCTGCGTCAGTAGCCTCTCGGTTGCCGATGTATCCGTGCTTGACTATACCTCGTAGGTCTTGGTCAAGCTCCCAAACTATAAGTCTCCATTTAAAACCATTGATGGCATCCATCAATTCATCTTGCTCCTCGTGTTCAAAGTGTAGTGTTGCTTTCATATGTAGTATTTTTTATATTCGTCTTTCTTTACTTCTACTTCTAATTTACGTAAGTCCCTAATGTAAGAGGATGCCCACTTAGGATGAACGCTTAACAAGTTGGCAATTGACATTAAAGGTCTTGGCTTTTCTTGTAAGAAAGGTATTAGAAGTAATATCTTTTTTTGCTTAGGTTCGTATAGCTTTTCAAATTTCTTCTGATTCATATTAAATTATGTGTTTTTCACCATACTTAATTGGTTTTCACCCGATTATGGATAAAATATTAGACATTTTTCACACTTCATATCTTTAGTTAATCCCTCAGATATAATTACTCCGCAGTCATGGCATAGCGTTGCGCCATTACCATTGTTGTATTTGTGTATTGGCTTACCGTACTTCCTGATTAACTTAAAAGTTAACTTCATGTCGATCCAATTAAGTGTAAAGTCATCATCATTTGTTTTAGGAAACCAAGCAAAAGTATACCCGTGGTTTGCGTTTATCCAATCCACTTTTTTTACCTTGTTTCCATTAACTGACTTGAGGTATATCCAAGGGGCGTTACCCTCTAATTCAATCTCATAGCCAATCTTTTTGAGTCTCTCTTTAAACTTTACTACTTCGTTCATGCTCTCTATATTTAATCTCTTTGCGAATCAAATCAAGGTGCCAATCTGCACCACCATAATCAAGTACAGCTTCTAAGTGATCATCATCCATATCGCATATTGCAATCCAAGATAATGGATCTTTTCCATCTTTACCTCTACTGCCTCTAGTAGCATACTTTCTAACAAGTTCAAAATCATCATCTGTGTATACTGCAAAGATTTTGATTTTGCTCATGTTTTTTGCACCATATCTAAGATAAGCTGTACCTCCATCAACCATTGCTTCATTTGGACAAGAACATGTTACATAATCATGTCTATGATAACTTACTATTGTTTCATTACACTCAAGGCATGTAACAGAATTATAAACTAATTGCTTCATTGTTCTTGTTGTTTAGGTTACATTTCGTGTTTAGTTATGTGGTAAAAATTACCCCTTATTCTTTATCATTTTGTTTAAAAGTTATATATGTTTCCCTATCTCCTTTATGTTCAATTATCATTTCACCTTCTTGATATAGGTTGTCTTCAGCATCATCTGACATCATCTTTATAGGGGCTTCCTTTTGTCTTTGTTTTTTCTGATTTTCAAAATATTCATCCCATCGTTTGTTTTCTTCACGATTAGTATATACCTGATAAACTAATGCTAGTATACTTGCTATAAGCGCTGTTATTGATAGTATCATTCTATTTTATTTTGTACAGTTAATACACTTTTAACACCATGTGATAGAAGAATTTCATGTAGTACTTTAGCTATAATATGCCAATCTTCATTAGGAAAATCAATTAAACTTTCTTTTCCATCAGATTTAAACACGATCTTCCATGTAGGTTGTGCTGTGTTAATTTTTATTGTTTCTGCTAATGTTTTTTCCATTATTGTTTTTTGTTTAAAAAAATAAGTTATTAATAATAAGACTAATTAGCCCAATTAAGATTACTGATAATGTTACACCAGTAACATAATAAGAGTATTTCTCTTTTTCTCTTTGTCTCCAGTTCATAGTTAATGTTTTTTAAGTTTTTATACATATTAACAAGCTCATGTATAGAAAATAGCGTTTTATATACATAAAAGAGAGGGAGGCTCCTGATTTAATTTGAAATCTTAGTTTAACAATTTAAATCCTCCCTCTCTAACATCTTTATAAAAGATTGTAGAAGCCCATATAGGGGGAGCTTAAAACTCCCCCGATGGTGTTAATTTTGATGTTACTGCAATGTTTTTCATTACAGCAGGTGTCAAGACTTCTTCTACTGAGTCAATTATTGGCCAAACTTCTTGGTCACCTAAAAATGCAGGAGACGTTGGAGTACTAAGCCGATCTTCCCAACTTGTTTTTAATGCTTCAGATTTGTTTAAGATTAATGGCAAAGTAAAGGCTTTTCCTGTAAAAAAGTTGTTTCCTAGGATTAATTTTTTACTTTGTTGAGAAATTTTAGAATATTTCCCGTTAAGTATTAATTCATAATCTTTTTGATGCTCTTCAAGTATTTTAAAAATAAATACTAAATATCCTGAATCATCATAATCATCTACGTAATTAGGGAAAGAAGTTATCGTTGTATAGAAAGCCTCAAAACCCACATCTTGATATTGTTTAGTTACAATAAATATTAAGCCTAATTCTCCTTGATACTTGTTAATACAAGTACTAGAAGAAAAAGCATTAACAAATCTTGTAGTAAACTTAGTTCTCCCAAATACATCTCTGATGTTACATTCGAACAAACTTTTAGGAATGGTCGTTAATGGGAAAAGAAAAGTTGCGGTTTTTGTGAATTTCATTGTCGTCATAGCTCTATATCAATCGATCCTTTTTCATAATATTCTTTAGGATGGTCCCAAAGATTGTTAGTTGTAGCAAATTCGTAACGTTGTAAAGCCTGTTCAAGGCCTTCATAATATCTTACTGAAGTTTCGCCACCATAGGTACCAATAGTAATTACTTTCATTGGCACTGTAAATACCATAGGAGCAGTAATAGACTCGGAGTGAGCTACTATAAATCTAAACGGCTCCATAGTATAACCTTTTTCAAGCAACTCTTTGATTTCTGGATGGGATACCAGTCCTAAAGAGTATGTTGCTGCTTGAAAATCATACCTTAATTTCCAAAACTCACTCATAAAGTTCATAATTGGTTTACTTGTAGTCTTAAAATCAAGAGGTTTAATCTTTTGAGTTTGATGATTAATGATAACTCTGTCTAATTCTCCTTTAATGTTAAAGTCTCTATGTTTAAAACTTACAATAAATTTATCAATTACTTGAATATGTTTAGGATATTTCTTTGCAGGCATTGAAAACTCTTGAGTAAACTTATCAGAACGTAATCCTGCTACAGCGTTTACTGCTTTAGAATACGTAATGTCTGTAATCATTGTGCGGTTACCTGCAGTTTCCAATAATTTTACATATCCTTGAGCAGCTTTGATAATAGCATCGATTCTGGTATCATCTTTCCAGTTACCCTGGTAGTTTTGATATTTCACATGCTTTAGAATTACATCACGCTCATTAGTCCACAATGATAAATCTACACCAAGGTTGCGTATTTCTTCTATAACACCATCTACAATAGTTTTTACTGCATCAGTGACACTAATGTCTTGTTTGATAACATAAAACTTGTTATCGAATTCTTCTTTTGTTCCTGTCAACATTAAATCTACTAGTGTGCCAAAGATAAAATGATCCTCTTTAGACTCCTCATTGCGTTTGATCGCATTGAGGTAGTCTTGAGGATGGGTCAATATTTTCTTTAAGGAACTTTGATTTAATGCGGGAATGTCTCTATAATCCACGCTCATCGTTTAATTGTTTTTAGTTCGTATACTAATTTTCTGTCTTTGAAATCTTTTACAGGTCTAAATTCATAACTTGTGCGTTGTATGTACTCAATAGTATCGTCGGGTAGTATTCCCTTTTTAATCAACACATCGTCTAATGATTTTAACCACACTAAAGCCAGATTTCCAATATCCCAGTTTGGCTTATATGTAGCCAATGGAGGTTTCCAAGTAATTTGTCTTTTACCTGTTTGTCTGCTGAGTACCATTTTTACGCTGCCAAAATTTATAGGCGCATATACAATCAATTTAGTTTCTACAGGTCCTTGGATAGTAAGATTTGGTGGAATATGCTTTTCAATATATCCATGCATGGCGGCTACTAAAGCCGCCCGCGTGGAAAAATGTGCACTTGCATGAATCTTATTATAACCAATTTTGACCCATAGTTTTTTATTCTGAGGAATATGCGTGATAAACTCTGGAAATTCTAATTTAATTCCGCTTACCATATCTCTAATTTAATTCCAACTAATAGTTGCTGTTTTATCAGGTACTACGTCGGATAATACTTGAGGCTCTTCAGGAACCTCTACTGTTTCTACAGGAATGAAATCTTTTTTAACAGTATTTACATAATTTACGTTAAGAAATGCTGCGTAATCAGGATGTAAAGTATAAGATTTAATCTGAATCACTGATACTTCTTGAACAGAGTACTGTCGTATCTCATATTCATATGCAACAAAAGTTTCTTCAATCATTTGTAGAGTTAACAAACCTTTATCTTTAATAATTTCTAGCATTTTGTTAGCTATCAAATCCCAATTATAAGTTGCACTGCCTATAGATAAATAACTTACTAAACTTTTAAAATTAACATGATTTCTAGACTTTTGATTAGCCATTTTATCAGAAAAATCTTTAAACAATCTTAGTAAGTAAAAGATACTTTGCGGATAATTAGAATTCGCCATAATCTCCATAGCAAGTACGTGATTATCTTTATCAGAACTCTTAAACATTTCAGACAACTGATTAAATTCTGTTTGAGTAATTACTAAAGCATCATCGCCATTTAGATTTTCTAATAAATCTTGTTCGTTGCAAAGCTGTAGCGTAGAACTATTTAAAGCTTTATCCAACATTTCACAATATTCACTTTCAATAAGATGATGCTCATAGCTAAAATTGCTAGATCTTAGTCTATTAGGTGACTTATCGTGAAGATTGCGAAGTAGTACTTGTTGCTTATTAGTTACATTACCAATGAAAAAATTTTTAGCATTGTAATCCATAGCTAAATAATCGTGTTCAGCATTAAGCAATGCTATCTTTAATCTATCAATAATGTAACCGTCTGTAGTTAAATTTGTAGCATTGACATAAGCCTCGACTAAAGCTTTTTCAACAGCATATGCATGTCCAGATTTGGACATTTTACTAAAACTGTTTTTGCCGATAAATACTTTATCAGCATCTTCAGGTGAGCGTACTATCTTAATTCCTGCATCTACAGATAAATTTTGTAGCTTAACCCTAGGCACTACTGTACCTGGCATTAGAAAATACTTTTCATACGGTACTTGTGTATAAGTAGTGTAAGGAATGGACTTCATAGCATTTTCATGTACTACACCAATAGGCTCAATATCTATAGATAAAATGTCGCCTTTATAATCCGTCTCTAAATTGGTAATATACAAAGACTTATAAAATATTTTATTGCTCATGATTCTTAGTTTATAGCCATTTTCATGACTTCTTGGTTCATAATTAATTTAGCAAACTTCACTTTGTTGCCGTTGATAATATCCTTAACTAAGCGATACTTTAAATCCTCTGTAAACACATTAGATTCTGTGCTTAGTACTACCAATCTGTCTACCATTTCTTGTGGTACAGAATGCTTAGTGCTAAAGTTCAATGAATAATTTACTAGACGAGTAGCTAATACACTAGCAATGTCAGCACGATATTCATCATCTTTGCCAATAACATGCGTAAGAGTATTCAACACATACTGAGTATCTTTCTCTAAGATATCTTTAGGGCTGATAATTCTATCTAACTTGTTATTAATAAACATAGTAAACAAACCAGCAAACTCTGGCCCTACTGAGCCCTCGCCGATCATTTGAATCAAAGGCAAGTTGCTATCAAAGTCTTCAATAGATGTAATAGCATTAAAGAATGTAGTCACAGAACGAGGATTGATTCTCTGCGTGATACTTTCAGGGTGCATCAACAAAAAGTTAATACAACGACCATCAATACCTGCAGTCTCTGCCCACTTAGCCCATACCTCTACATCAAATTTAAGCTCTACAGAAATGAAACGAGTCTTTTGCGCAACATCCAAGCTAGTAACATTATAATCGCCGTTATCTGGATTAGTAGTTAAGATAATGTGCCAATCTTTAGGAAGCTTCCAAGACACATACTCTTGGCGATCTAGCAATTCCATAGTTGCTTGAGTAAAACGTTGGTCAGCACGAGTATAATCATCTAAAATCAAAATACCGCCCTCGCCTTTACCTTGGATCCATTCAGGAGCAGCATGAGACATTCTCTTGTCTACAACACGATAACCTTTAGTACCTGCCATTTCAATTTCTTGCTCAGTAATCCATAAAGTTTTACCTTCTGCATTTTTTACTTGATATTCTTTTACAGGAAAACCAACAAGGTCACCTAACTCTTCTAGCTGTGCTAAGTTTAGTTTTACTACCTGTTTACCAATCTCTTGACCTAATTGCATAATAGCAGAAGTTTTACCGAGACCCGCATCACCTTCAATGTTAACTGCAACAGGTACTTTACCTTGTGCTTGTATAGTTTGATTGTTTACAATCATATGCTTAATAAAGCCTTTTAACTCTTCAACATTTAATTTTACTTGATTCATGTGTTAATTTTTAAAGTTCTAACTTGATTACTTTTCCAGGAAGGTTTTCGTTGTCATACGACCTTTCTGATAACACCCATAAAATGGGTCCACGCGGCTTAACGTCAGTACTGCATTCGCCGTCGGTAAAATATACTAGGCTAGTATATTTTTTAAGATTTTCATTGAAGTATTCTAATACAGGATCAAAATCTGTTCCTCCTCTTCCACCTACTTCTAAATCTAAAGTACCTTTATAAGGTTTAATGCTTGTGATTTGCGTATCACATTGTACAATAGTGACGTCTACGCCTTGCTTGTAAATATGAAATATCTCATTCATAAATTCTTTTAGCTCTGCGTCACTTACAGATCCTGATGTATCAATAGCCAACAACATGTGTTGACGCATTTTGATCTTTAATCCAGGATTATCAGAAAACCTTCTATTCTCTTTGCGTCGTACTTTTTTAGTATAGATTTTAGTACTGTTGCCAGCAAATCTACGAACATACTCACGCCAATTAAATTTGGCTTTCTCAATTACTTCGATAAGAATCTTGCTTACCATCTCACCAGGAACATTTCCTTGGCGCTTTTCTGTTTGCTCTTTTACTTCGCCGAGTATACGTTGTACTTGCTTTTCAATAAGCTTTCTTTCTGCTTCTGGTAAATCCTCAAATTCTTCCCAAGTATTATGGTTTGCAGGATCTTCTCCTTGATCCATTTGATCACAATGTTTGTCAAAATTAGGACAACCTGATGTGCCATTCTTATCTTTCTCTTGCTTTGCTGCAAGCAACTTAGAATAATAATATCTACTACCCTGTTTAGCTTCTAAGTTTAACTCTGGATAAGTATCTAGTGTTAAGCCTCCTTCAGGTAACCATGTTGGGTCAATAAATTGATTAATCTCTAAGTCAAATGCAATATTAGCCAGCTTCTTATCACTAAACGGGAACGTACTAGTAAGATGGTTAAATGCAATATGCAAGAGCTCGTGTTTAAGTAATCCCATTTGGTGTTTGTCTACAAGACTTTCCCAAAACTCAGGATTAATAGTAAGTTGGTAATTGATGTTGTTTTTGCTTACACATGCAGTTGGTACACGTTTAGAGTCCCATACTTTGTTTAGCATTAAAAGGAAAAAGCCGTAAAACGGCTCCTTCAACATCAATTCTTTACTAACTTTACTAAGCGATTCTGCTTTAGTCATAGCTAAATTTTTAAGTTGTTGAAATATTCTATTGCGAAATCCTTTCCTTTGGCTTTTACTAGATCACTAAAATCTTTGACGCCGTTAATCTTTGGCATAAAATAGTGCGGTATATGATACTTTTCAGTAAAACTTTCTGAAAGTTTTACACCTGCAGCATCATTATCAAAAATACATACTACTTTTTCAAACCTAGATTTATACTCGTCCATCACCGAGTCTTTCATTGTAACAGATTCAGATTGTAGACCTATCGCAGATACACCTATACAATCGTGAATACTCATTACATCTTTAAGAGATTTAGTAATAACAAGTAACTCGCCATGTTTAGCAAGTTGTGTGTAACCTTGATGAACGCTGTAGTCAGCATTGTTAATCCATTTCTTAATCTTAGTTTCTAAAGGCTGATAAATTTTATAACTTGTTCTGCCATCTTTAGTCTCTACATAAGCATATGCTAAATCACTTGCTTTTACAGCAGTGTCGTTGTAGAAAATATGACTAATAGGAAACACATTAAATTTCTCAAGAGTAACTTTATGTATCCCAAATTGGGACCAATAATCACGATCTTTAACCATCCAGGGTCTAGTTTTAATCCCTAAGTCTACTCTTGTTTTTTCTACTAATCTAGTAATGCCTGAGAATACTTGCTTTGTCGAATCTACATTAAAAGTACTAAGCTTCATATCAAATGCTATCTTGTGAATAGCATCTTTATATCCTAAGCCAAACATTTTCATTACTAATACAACCACATCACCTGTGTCATTAGTAGCAAAATCTTTAAACATTAAGATATCTCTATTAATTTTATGAAAATACAGTGCAAAAGACGGTATATTATCCTCACGAAGAGGACTATGATACACTCCTAAAGAGCTAATATCTTCATTTAAATAGAAACTGTAGATACTTTCTTGTGGTACAAGACTAAACAAATCTTCCCTGGTAATCAGATTGTTAAATGCAATAGAATTTAGATTGATCTCGCCCATAATAAATAAAAGAGCGGGCCCGTTGTTGAGCCCGCTCTGTAAAATTAAGGGATTTTTACCAATTATCGTTGTCGATAATAGAATCCGCAGACGGTGTAGAGTTAACAGTTACGCTGTCACGCTCAATACGCTGCATTGCATCGATGTTACCAGCTTTCAAACGAGTCTCAGCTGCAGGAACACTCATGTTCTCTACAAATGGAACCCAAGAACGCGGTTGGATATAATTCTTTACAGACTGTGTAGAACCATAGTTAGCAAACACACGGAATTTACCTGCGCTAGCAAGACCATCACGGATAATTTTCATACAGCCATCTAACATCTCTTTAGCAGAGTTGAAAGAAGGAAGCTGATAGTTACCACCGTAGATAGAGTGAATAACGTGTTTCAACACAGTACCTTGTTTCTTGATTTGATCTTCTACACTAGCATATGCAGTTGCTTTCTCTACATACCAAAAAGAAGAATTACAAGCACCGCCGTTTTCGTCAGTAAACACAAGTTTATACTCAGGAGAGTTTTCTTTGTCTTCTGGCTTACGTTTTACTACGGACATAGTAACATTCTCTGCTACACCTGCGTTACCGTTGTTAAAAATTACTGAACCTTCTTTTGCGTCAAACGACGTGTCATTTAAATTAATCATTGTTGTTAAAAATTAAGGGTAAAAAAATTAAAAATTAGTTAGTTGTGAATTACCAAACGTCTTCAGTTGATTCTTCAGACTCAGTAGCAGGTACTTCAAATACCTCTTCTTCTTCTTCTACTTCACCTGCAAGCTCAAAGCTTTCTTCAGCTTCTTCTACTACTGGTTCTACTGCAGGAGCAGAGATATACTCTTCTTCTTGGTAAGGAGCAGCTGCTTCAGTTGCTGTAATGCGATTTAAAGTAAGCAAACCATTAGCTGCTACAATCTCTAAATCAGTTTCTTGAGTAATGTCAAGATCCAAGATTTTAGCGATGAAGTCATAAGTACGCTTGTCGCTAAGAGTACAAGTTTTAGTAAGTTTCAAACCTGCATCACCTGCTGCTTTACGAACAGCAATAATTGTACGATCAGTACTAAAGCCAAAAGAAACACGGTCTTCTCCGTTGATTCCTAATACACTTTGTGCTGCTTTGTTAAAAGTAAACTTACGACCAGCACCTGGCTTATCGATTGCTGACATAGTTACTACTGCGAAATCATACTTCTCTGATTTTCTTGTGCGTTGTGCGGGAACGCCGTCCCAAATTAAATTCTCCATTTTTAAGGTTTTAAGGATTAAGGATTAAGGATTAAATTGAATAATATTCACGAATTTTATTGTTTACATCTACTAGATCATTGTCGATAAGGTCTTCTTCGAACATTTCTAGTGGAGTTTTACAGGTATCATTACCTGATGACACTGTGCGGAACACGTGTCGATTTGGTTGTCCAGGTGTTTTAACAATCTCTGAGTAAAGTACAATAGTACTAAACGACTCAGGAACAAAACGCTCTAGCATTTTGCCTTGTACACCAATACGCTCAGAAGAGAATCCTGAATCATCATAGTGAGTTTCTGGGTGAGCAATTAGATACACAATGATATCATCTCTCATCACATCATTCACAGTGTTGATTAGATCATACTGAGCCGCAGCCATCTTCGACCATTTGTCGAAGCCTTTCTCTGCACGGAAACTTTGTGACATTACCGTATCAGTCATAATTCTTGACCATGTGTCAATTACTACAGTCTTTACATTAGGTAAGGTGTTTACCTTTTGTAGAGTGCTGATAACGATGTTAATGTCTGAAGTCTTGCGATAGTTTCTTTTTTCCTCGCTATACTTAGCAGAAAAGTTCTTAAACGGCAAGGCTTTTTGGTCTGTATTAATGATTACAGTCTCATCGGGATTAAGATTTCTTAGAGAAGTCGACTTTCCCATACCTGATTTTCCTACCAGGAACACTAGTTGTGCCATAAATAAATTTTTGATTAGATTACTTAATAAAGATACGCAAAAAATCTAGATTATACAAGGGCTTTAACCACTTTAATGCTTACTACATCAAGGTTATGTCTTAGCCAACTTTTGGCTCTATTGACATCTTCATCTGTGTGCTGTGGTTCTCTAAAAAGCTCGAATCTTCCTCCTTGCGGAGTTAGTTCTTCTTGATAAAATAGAATTCTTTTTGCTTCTTCTTTTGATTTTTCAGGATCGTTTGATTTAATGCTGCCTGCGATTCCATGGGGCTTACCCCAGTCTTTAAAAGTTAGTTGCATATTACATACTTTGAATTTCTTCTTTTACTTGCTCTTGTTTTACTTTGCGTTTGTTGTATAGTTCTCCACGTAAGTGTGGATGTTCTTCTTGTACCTTACGACTAGCTCTGCTTACAGAATCTAAGTACGGTATGCTTCTAGCTTCCATATCTTTTAAGAATTCCTTAGCAGTTTTAGTGTCTACATCATAACCCATTGCTAGTAAGTATCGATAATACAATCGCTCGTTACTATCTCTTAGCGCAGGGAAATCTGTGAGTTGTTTCTTAACCCACTCATATTTTTCTACTATCATAGTTAAAAGTTTAAGGAACGATAATAATCATCGATTTTACGTAGTTCTTCTGGCTTACCCATCATATCTTCAGCTTTTGGTAGTTGATAATAACCGCCAAACTCGCCTATAAACAGGAAGCTAGCCAAAAGATTTACGTCGCCGTCACGGTTCTTGCAGATTTTGGCAAGCCTGTAACGGTTTTTGTACTTGGTGATGTCGTAACCCAAACACTTGTCTACGCCGTAATAAAACGGACTAGCAATGCCAATAGCTGTGTTGCAGTCTTCTGCTACGTTACCAGTGTTTTTGATATCACTCAACATAGGCATCCAACTGTCATTTTCTCTACGATCCATTTGCTCAGAGCTACGGTTAATTTGCGAGATTACTACAGGGCTGAAGTTAAACATGTTTCTGAAGAACACTAAAGTTCTTGATGCTTTGTCGATAGCTTCCTTGAGGTCTTTGTAGTTATTATAGCCTATAAGACCAATATGGTCTATTACTACTAGAGTAATTAAGCCTGGATTGTTAGGCACATAATCAACTATCAAACCTTCAGGACTCTTTACTACTTTCCCACGACTTTCAGCATAAGTAATCAAGTCTTTGTACAAAAAATCAGGATTCAACGAACTTCTAAAATACAAATACTTATCCTGTATCTCTTCCATCTGTGATTGATATAAATCTATCAATGCTTCGACTTCAGGACGAATAAGTAAATTACCTCTAGAAAGTATCTCGTCTACCGATGTTAGTACTCCGTGATTTCTCCATATCAAACTAGCAATATGTTTAGCAATTTGATGTTCAGGTGGAATCTCTAGAGAATAATAAATAATCTCAATATCATGGATATAACCAGGATTATTTTGTAGAAACTCAATAGCACCATACACATAAGTAGAATTTACAAACGCTGTTTTACCGACACTAGTACCTGCAAAAATTAAATCATAACGACCTTGTTGAATATTCTTTATCTGATTACTTAAAGTAGTAAAGCCTTGGAAAGGTATGCCTGTATTTAAACCGTGTTTACCACGTTCAATACTTTCTTTTAGCCTATCCCAATATTTGATTTTAGCCATTTGATTATTTTTTTAAGGACGTTAATATTCGCCTGTAGTATCTGCTGTACATTATAACTGCTTCTACTAATTGCGGGCCTATGTCTGTTAGCAAAGCTTCTTCATAACTTAATGAGTTATCTGTAAAATTATAAAGAGCCTTTTCTTTAGCCAATGTAAGTATTGCTTCTTCTAAGTCTATTGTTATATTCATGTTTATTAAATTACTTGAGAATTCCAGTCTTGTCCTTCAGCTCCAAACGGTTGTATAAATTCTTCCCACTGTTCCCATAATGAATTATTCATTACAGTCTCCATATTAGGCAGATATTGCTGTTTACCTGTTTGGATTACTTTAGCTACATAAGCTTGTATACATGCAACTGCATGCTGGTGTTGCTCTTGTGTTTTAATACGAGTCAAGTATTTTTTTTCATGTTTTATTGCTACCTGAGAGGTTGGTCCCGCACTACGAAGAATGCGAGATCCAACCTTGACAGGGTAGCAGTTATAAAACTCCCAAAAATTTACTTTGTCAGATCTTATATGCAAGAGTTTTTCTACATGTTTGTTACTAAGCTTAGTTTCTGTAAACTTTCCTGAAGCGTCTAGTATATATCCAGAACCTTTTAATCCGTCTCTTAGTTTTAAAGCATGTTTTGCTCCGTATAAAGTCAGAATCGTATCAAAATCTTTGTGATACATCAAATACAACAATACATACTCATCAGGACACAGACTTTTTTTTGTTAACTCTTTTAGGTTTAATACTATTTCCATCTGGTAAATCTTTTAAGTCTATTTTTTTGATTTTATTAGGATCAAATCCTTGTAGTGCAGATAGCATCCATACTTCATCTTGAGTGCCCTTCAAATACACAATATAGATAGTGGCTTTTTTGCCTCCTTCCATATTCATTACTCTCATAGCTTGTTGAATAGCAAGATTTTCTTCACTTTTAAGTTGATTAAATACTGCTACTTTTAAATCAGGAATAGTAACACCCATTGAGACCATAGAAACTACGCTCAATTTGTTAATTTTGCCTGCTTTAAAGCGATCTAATGCAGTTTTATCAGCTTTACTGTGGAAAGATTCATCTCCTAGTTGATCGGCTATTTCTTGGCGCCCAGAAAAAGAAATTGCTCTGTCTTGCAAAGATAAGATTTTCTTAGTTGCTTCCAGTTTAGTCTTAGAATTATAAATTACATCTAAACGCTTAGACATCAAAAATCTTAAAGAACTCCACTGCTGTCTAGATTTAGCTTTTTGATATGCATCGTTCCAATAAGTATAAGCTGCTAACTCTGTTTGAGTAAAAGGTTTCTCAATATTACCTGCTTGTACATAGCTCAGTGTGCTATCTAAATTACAGCCTACACATATGATTTCATAGTCAGCTACAATTTGATCTTCGATAGCTTCAGCAACAGTGTAGGTGTATAACACTTCTTGCTTTAACATAGTCTCTAACAAATACTCAGTATTTCCATCTAGCGTACCTGTAATGCTTAATATCCTAGTGCCCTTAGCTTGCTCTAGTGTAAGCAAACTAAGGACATTTAGATTGTAAGCATGAACCTCATCACATATAATTAGATTGTATGCGGTTTTGTTCTTCTTTAAACTATTACTCCACAAGAAATCAATAGAAATATTTTCTCTTAAACCCCAAATTTCAAACTCTTTCTTCCAACTCTCAAATATTTCTTTTCTAGGTGCAGTAATAAGTACTTTCAGGTTAGCTTCTACAGTATTGAGAGCATCGATTACTATTTTGCTTTTACCTACACGAGGCGCTACTTCAATGATGCCTTTAAATTTATTAGCAATGATGGCATCAGTTGCTGCTGTTTGTATTTTTTCCCTCATAATGTAAGATTTAATGCTGCCAGTGTGTTGTTACAACAGGGTCAGCTTTTAGTTTAACAACTTTACAAAATACTTTACCTGCATCTTCCATGCATTCTTGTAATTTGTTTTTTATTTCTTCTGCAAGTTCTTTTGGAGATTCTACAATCCACTCGTCATGTACTACATTAGGCATTAAAACTTTGAATACTAAACTTTTTTCAAGTAAATACCTAAAAAAGTATACACCTGCAAGTTTAGTAATGTCGGCACTAGAGCCTTGAATAGGATAATTCAATGACATGCGTTCAATATCACCTTTTTTCATAAAATACTCACGCACTTTAGGCTTGTAAAACTGTCGAAACTCTTCAGTTTCTTCTTGTTTGTGGTATTTGTAGTCATCCCAGAATCCTGTAGTATTATAGATTTCATCATGTAATCTCTTGTAATCTTCCCAAAAAGGAATAAAACATTTACGACGACTAATAGGATTAAATTCTATATAACCCAAACTCAACGCTCGTTGTTTCTCTTGCTTAAAATAGTTAGCTAAGCCAGGAAATGCTTTAAAGTATTCTTGATATACTTTCTCGCCTTCTTCCATAGAGATGTTTAAGTTTTGAGATATAGTAATTCCTGTGCCGCCGTAATTAATAGCAAAGCCTGCACCTTTAGCAATTTGTCTCTTGTCTTTGTGATTGTTTTTAATTTCATCTAGCGACAATCCTGATAATTCAGGAAAAATCTTTGATGCTACGAAACTATGCATATCACCAAGGCCTTGTGAATAGAAATACAACAAGTCATTGTCTAAGCTTTTATTGGCAAGTACAATCTGCTCCTGACCACTATAATCACTTACTATTAGTACATTACCTTCTTGAGATTGAAAACAACTACGAGTTCTAGAATCACTTGGTATGTTTTGCATATTAGGTGCCTGTGGTATGTTAGTCTTTTTGTTAGCTTTTTGACCACTGGACAGTCTGCCCGTATTCATAATCTGAGTAAAATTGCTATGTATTCTTTTGGTGACAGGGTTTATGTAACTAAACCAGTTGTCTCCATAAGTACTCACAACTTTTTGATGCTCAGTGTACTCAATGTACGTAGGAATAATAGGGTGTTTCTTCTTCTGAGGACCCAAGACTTTCTTGTCAACAGAGTGTTTAAACAAGCCTGTCTCCTTGTCTTTAGTAAGAGTCTCGACGCCTAGCGATTGCATAAAGCTTATTACTTGTTTAGAAGATGACCAATTGATTTTAGTAGATACACCTGCAGCAAATAAATCTAGCTGATTGTCTATATAATCAGCATATTGCTCAGGATTAGCCAAGATAAAATCATCTAGCTTCTTCTTAACAGCTTCAAGATCTTTCTTGTCTTCTTCGCATTTTTTAGCCCAGTCTTGTGGATTCATATAGAAGCCACAATACTCGATGTATGCTAGTACCACAACAAACTCGTTGTCAAGACTAGCAGCACGTGTCAAGTTATTCTCTTGCAATGCTACTTGTTGTTTTCTCATCACTTGGTGAAGATATTTAACGTCATCAGCTGCATATTTAATAACTCTTGTAGACAAGCCTTCACGATGAATATGGCCACGTACAGTTTTATCAAGTTCTATTTTGCAATATCTATACACCACTGCATCAAGCGATCTTCTAACAGTATCTATGCCAGTAGTTAAGATTCTCTCGATAAGAAAAGTATCAAAGATTTTAGTAGGCACAATTCCATGGTGAAATAGATATCTCAAGTCAAACTTTGCATTGTGCATGATCAAAACCTTGCTTTCAAGCAATTCTTTGTACACTTTGGGATCTACAGTCGTGCAGTCTACTACATACTGTTTTTGCTCATCACCTAGCTGCATAGACAGCAAAGGTTTAGTGTAAGGGTCTAAGCCCATAGTCTCGGTATCGAAACCGATAATGTCTAGTGTTTTGAGGTATTTTATTGAGTCTTCGACAGTCGCCAAAGAATAACCAGCAGAGGTAAACATACTCTGCTGGTTAGTAACTAAATAAATCATAAGTAAAAACTTATTAAGTTGATAATCAGTAAATTATTGTTGTACGGGAAAACTAAAAGCTAACTGTAAATATAAATAATTTACAATAATTATGCAACTGTCAAGAGACTTGACTATTTAGTTTTCTTTTTGTTTTGCACTTTATTAACCAATAAAGTGTGGTATGCTTTTGCGCCTCTGTAAGAGCTAGAAGTCCATACTATACGAGGATAGTTAGGCACTGTTACATAAGACCAAAAGAAAAATAATACACGCTTTTTAATAGCGAATACATTCTCATCTACTTGCACTACTTTGTACTTTGTCATATTTAGAAATTTAGGGGTTTATTGTTCTTGTTGTTTAGTTAATAGAGAAACTCATAACATGATAGTTGTTTAAGTATGTACACAATTAGTACAATAACTATGATGTATTTAAGCCAGAATTCTAATTCTTTAATCATGGCTTAGTTCTAATTAAATGTTCGTAATAAGCACGCTCACGTGGGTTACATGTTTTTTCCCAATCTTGAGTAATACTAATAGTATATTTTTCTACAATAGGTCTATAATTAGCTTTGTCAACAAAAATGCTTACTATTATGCCTAACATTGTGCCTATAAAAATTAGTTTAAATTTCTGCATAAAGATAGTTTAAAAAATGTAACGAATTGTATTCCAAGGGATTATAGAATCATGTAAAGTTTTAAAATCTTGGATATATTTAGCTTTAAGAGCTAATTGATATCTAATATTCTCTCCGCCGTACTGTGAATTTTTAGTCTCTTGGTTGTTAGGAGTCCATAACAAATCTTCACCTGGTACATTATTTATAAGATTGTAAATATGCTTAGATTTATTATGAGTCAAGAAAATTACTTCAGCTTTTACTTGATCCTTATAATCTACATAATGCTCTAACATTTCAAACAATTCAGCATAGTCTTCTAAATAACCAGGATATACTACTACAGGACTAAAGTTAACATGTACATCGTACCCTGCTTCTATAAATGCATCAATAGCTTTGATTCTATCGATGATTAA